AAGGAGAATTTAATGTTGGTGTTGGTGGAACATTACTATATGAGAAGACACCAGGAGTAACAACAAGCATTAATGCATCTTCTGGTGGAAATGTAACGATAACAGATATTAGTATAGAGCAAACTGGATTATCGTTAAAAATTAATCACAAAAACCATGGAATGTATTTTAACGATAATTACGTTGAAATTTCAAAAGTTTCTAGTGATATTGCTCCAACAAAACTAACTTCACCATATAATTCAGATGCTGTCGGTGGATTATCTGTGGAGAGCATTTCTAATTTTGGCACCTTTGAAACGGTTGGAATAGCAACAACGAATCCAGGATATATTTTAATTGGCAATGAAGTAATAGCTTATACTTCAACTGCTAATGGACAAATTGGTGGAACAATTGTTAGAGGAGTTGCAGGTAATATTAAAAATTATCCTGTAGGAACTCCAGTATACAAATATGAATTGGGTGGAGTTTCATTGAGGAGAATAAACAAAACACACCAATTATCAAGTGAAGTAAATTCAATTACTTTTGATTCTTATCGAGTAAACATTGATATGTCGTTAGATGGAGTTGATCGAACATCAGGAACTAGTTTTCCAAAATTATACTTCAATGAGAAAAAATCTACAGGAGGAACAAATATTAGAGCATCTCAAAATATTCCATATGAAATTATAACACCAATGATTCAAAACCTTACTGTCAGAGGAACCTCTTTGAATGCTCAAATAAGAACGATTTCTGGAAGAAGTCTTGGTGGAACAGAATTTCCTTTCTTAGATGAAGGATTTGAAAGTATTACAATAAATCAATCAAATTATCTCGATAGCACTAGACTTATTTGCTCAAGAATCAATGAAACTCAAAAACTTGCAGAGATTCCAAATAATAAATCATTTAATATGAGAGTTTTATTGGCAACTACCGATACAAAGGTAAGTCCAGTTATTGATTTACAAAGATCTAATATTATTTTAACATCAAATCGAGTTGACAATCCCATTTCCGATTACGCTACTGATTCGAGAGTTAATTCTCTATTTGAAGATCCTACTTCTTGCCAGTATGTATCTAAAGAAAATAGACTGACAAATCCAGCATCTTCTATACAAATATTCTTAGATGCACATATAAACAGTTATTCAGATATCCGTGCATTCTATGCAATAGATAATGAAGAGAATTTTAATCCAATATTTGTACCTTTCCCTGGGTGGGATAATCTTAATACATTTGGTGAAGTTGTCGATGCTTCAAAAAATAATGGAAAACCAGATAAATTTGTTTTACAATCTCAATCTCTTGGATATTTGCCATATGATCTGGAGTATAAAGAATACAAGTTTAGTGTGAATAATTTGCCAGATTTTAGATCCTATAGAATTAAAATTGTTATGACTTCTACGAATCAGGCATATGCACCAAGATTTAGAAATCTGAGAGTCATTGCTCTGGCATAAGTTATGGATTTTTTAAAAGTTGAAGGTCACTCAAATTTGTTGAGAGACAAAAAGACAAATTCTATCATTAACACAAATATGTCAGAATATGATGATTATCTTTCTAGAAAAAATTCTAAAAATGAGGAGAAACAAAAGATACAAAAATTAGAATTAGAACTTGCTAATATAAAGGATGATATCAGTGATATAAAAAATTTACTAAGAGGACTTGCAAATGGATCCAAATGATATAGTCTTAGGGGATTGGACTAAAAGTTTTGAATACATAAAAGCATGTAAAGAACTTGATAAAATTGAAGATGTTGAAGATCTTAGAAATATCAGTAAAGCATATATGAAACTTTATATGAAACAGCAAGAAGTTTTATCCACAATGATGGGTAAACCTAAAGAATAAATATTTTTAAGAGGAAATATTAAAATGGCGCAACCCAGCACTAGACAGGAGTTAATAGATTATTGTAAAAGAAAACTGGGGGCGCCAGTTTTAGAAATTAATGTCGCGGATGAACAAATTGAAGATTTAATTGACGATGCCATTCAATTTTTTCAAGAAAGGCATTTTGATGGAGTATATCCAACTTACTACAAATATAAAATAACTCAAGGTGATATAAACAGAGGTAGATCTAGAGGCGGCACCAATGCTGCAGTAGGAATAGCAACTACAACGGCAACAACTAGCATCGTTGGAGTTACAACTACTTTTGTTTTTGAAGAAAATAGTAATTATTTACAGATGCCACCAAATATTATAGGTGTTAATCGCATTTTTAAATTTGAAGGATCGAATACTATTACACATAATATGTTCAGTGTGAAATATCAATTATTTTTGAATGATATTTATTATTGGGGATCCATAGAACTTTTAACATATGCGATGACAAAAACGTACTTGGAAGACTTAGACTTTTTACTTAACACGCAAAAACAAGTTCGTTTTAATAAAAGACAAGATAGATTATACTTAGATATTGATTGGTCATCAGTTATGGTCAACGACTACATTGTCATTGATTGCTACAGCACGTTAGACCCCAATGATTATTCTAAAGTTTGGAATGACTCTTTTATCAAACCATACTTAACATCATTAATAAAAAGGCAGTGGGGACAAAATATGATGAAATTCACTGGTGTAAAACTTCCTGGTGGAGTAGAACTCAACGGAAGACAAATGTATGATGATGCTCAAAGAGAAATAGAACAGATCATGGAAAAAATGTCTAATACTTATGAATTACCACCACTAGACATGATCGGATAATATGTTAAACCCATTTTTTCTTCAAGGTTCTTCTGGAGAACAAAATCTAATCCAAGATTTAATTAATGAACAGTTAAAAATGTATGGGGTTGAAATTTATTATCTTCCAAGACTCTATTTAACTCAAAAAACCATAATAAAAGAAGTTATAGAATCTGCATTTGAAAATGCATATCCTATAGAAGCTTATGTGGAAAGTTATGATGGATATTCGGACAATCCAACTATACTTTCCAAATTTGGGATTCAAGCACTAAATGAAGTAACACTAACAATATCTCAAGAAAGATTTGAAACTTATATAACACCATTAGTAAAAAAACAAGCAAATATCAGATTAGCAACTAGACCAAAAGAAGGAGATTTAGTTTATTTTCCTTTAGGTGATAGATTATTTGAAATAAAATATGTAGAGCACGAAAAACCATTTTATCAACTTCAAAAAAATTATACCTATCAATTAAAATGTGAGTTATTTAGATATGAAGATGAAGTCATTGATACTGGTGTAGATGAAATTGATGATACTTTATCTGCTGAAGAATATATTGATGGAGCTCAAGATATTACAACTATCGTTGGTAACATAAAGGTATTAAACCTTGTCGGAGCAGCATCCACAGCGACTGCTCAAACTGGACTTGTTAATGGTGCCATTCAGTATATTAGAGTTATTAATAGAGGGGGTGGATATCTAAGCACGCCAAGAGTTGCTATTTCATCTGCTCCTGCAGGAGGGAAAACTGGAATTGCGACAGCATTAATGATTGAAGGAATTGTTGTTTGTAACGATAATGTAAATCCACTTTCAAAATCTGTTCAATCTGTTAGTTTAGTAAATCCAGGATATGGATATACTATAGCACCGAAAATTAAATTTGTTGGTGGAGGTGGAAGTGGAGCAGCTGCTACTTCAGTTATATCAAATAATGCTGTTGGATTTGTTACAATAACTAACGGTGGTGGAGGATATTTCTTTTCTCCACGTATAACATTTACAAATCAAATATTTTTATCCGGAGTAACTACAGTTTCTGCATCAGCAACTGCAATAGTAAGTGCGGCTGGATCGATCACATCTATTTTAGTTACGAATGCTGGAACTGGGTATAGTGTAGCACCAACAATAGTAATTGCAGGATCTGGATCTACCTCAACAGGAACTTTCCAATTTAACGAAATTGTTACTGGATCAATCAGTGGAACTACTGCTAGAGTTAGAAATTGGAGCTCAGTAACAAATATTTTACAAGTTTATAAGTCAACTGGAGAATTTAAAATTGGTGAACAAATTGTTGGCAGTGCATCTTCAGCATCATATACTTTAAAATCTGCAGATGAATTTTATGCATCATCTAATTATGGTTCAAATTATGACATTCAAACGGAAGCAGATAAAATAGTAGATTTTAGTGAAAAAAATCCTTTTGGGATGCCATAATTGTTAAATAGTAATTAATTGATTAAAAAAAATGTTTGAGTATTTTTATAACGAAATTTTTAGAAAAACAATTATTGGATTTGGAACTCTGTTCAATAATATATCAGTAAAACACACAAATGAATCTGACCAAACTGTTAGTTTAATAAAAATACCTTTGGCATATGGTCCAACACAAAAATTCTTGGCAAGATTGGAGCAATCTCCAAATCTAAACAAATCAACTCAAATTACACTGCCAAGAATGGCATTTGAATTTACTGGTTTAACTTATGATGCTTCAAGAAAAGTAACAACAACTCAAACTTTTTTAGTCAAAGACTTGAAAAATAATACAGAGGTTAAAAAAACATACATGCCAGTTCCATACAACATGGCATTTGAATTATCAATAATGAGTAAATTAAATGATGATGCATTGCAGATTATTGAACAAATTTTACCTTACTTTCAACCAGCGTATAATATTTCAATAAAATTGATTGAACCTATTGATGAAAAACGGGACATTCCAATTATTTTAGAAAACATTACTATGGAAGATGATTATGAAGGAGATTTTACAACAAGAAGAGTTTTATCATATACTTTAAGATTTACAGCAAAAACATATTTGTTTGGACCAACAACAACATCTACAAAAGATATTATCAAAAAAGCCACAATCAGTTTTGGTGCTGGTGACACAACTGCTCAAAGAGAACTCGTTTATACTTCAACTCCAAGAGCTATAAAGAATTATACAGGAGTAGTTTTAACAAATCTTACAGAAGATATAACTTCATTCGACACTCTGATCAAAGTAAATAATACATCTCCTATTTCAACAGGAACATATCTTGATATTGGTGGAGAAGAAGTCTACGTTAAACTAATTTCTAACAATATTCTTACAGTGGAAAGAGGTGGGGACGATACAACTCCAACAGCGCATTTAGCAGGCGAAGAAGTTAAATCAATTACCACAACAGACAATGCTCTGATAGTTCCTGGTGATGATTTTGGTTTTAATGGGGACCTTCAGTGAAAATGACTAAAAAATATAAAAACCTAGAAGACACTTTTAACGTTAAAAATGACATAGTTGATTCCGAAAATAAAATTTCAGAGATTGAAATTATAAGTAAAGATACCTCTTTTCCAGTTGAAGATATAAAAAAAGATTATAATTATACAAGAACTCAATTATATTCTTTAATAGAAAAAGGTCAAGAAGCTATTAATGGAATTTTAGAACTAGCTCAAGAAAGTGAAATGCCTAGAGCATATGAAGTTGCTGGGCAATTAATTAAAAATGTTGCAGATGCAACAGATAAACTTATGGATCTACAAAAAAAATTAAAAGAAGTAGAAGAAACCAAAACGCAAAGAGGACCTACAAATGTTACTAACGCTTTGTTTGTAGGGTCAACTGCGGATTTGGCAAAACTATTAAAGGGAAAGCAGGAATTTGATGAAACTAAATAATATTAAGAACATTAGAAATTAAAAAATGTCAATCCCATCAGTTAATTTGAGAATTGAAAAGGGTGTTGATTTTGAAGCTACATTCAATGTAGAAGCAGCGGATGGATCCTCATTTTCGTTGGTAAACTATAGTGCTTTAGCAAAAATTCGTAAACATCCTACTGCTGGAATTGCAAAAACTTTTACAACTTCAATAATTGCTGCAACTGGAGAAATTACAATTTCTTTAGGGTCTACTGCAACTTCTGGATTAATATCTGGAAGAAACTATTATGATGTCATAATCACTTTATCAACCACGGGCAAAAAAACAAAAGTTTTTGAAGGCAATGCAATAGTGACGGATACTGTTTCTGTATAA